CAACCACGGACTGCCAGGGCGCCAGATGACGACCTTTTGCCACTGGGCCATGACCGGTGGATACCGCGGGCCGAACTGCGGCTACACCGGCGGGGCCATGTTCGACGATGACGACAACCCGACCGGCGACCTGAGCAAGGACGAGTGCAAGGGCGGGCTCAAGTCCTGCAAATTGCGCTTCGGCGACAACAACCAACTTCCACACGGCGGCTTTCCCGCTGTTTCCCTGATCGCCCGGAGCTGACCATGCGCAAGCACATCCTGTTGGCGGTCCAGGCGCACGCGGCTGCCGAGTACCCGAAAGAGTGCTGCGGCCTGCTGCTGGCGGTTGGACGAAAGCAGCAGTACTTCCCGTGTCGGAACATTGCGGCCGATCCCGGTGAAGAGTTCCGGATTGATCCAGAGGACTACGCCGCAGCGGAAGATTTGGGCGAGGTGATCGGCATCGTTCATTCGCACCCTGACGCCACCAGCCGTCCGTCCGCGCATGACTTGGCCATGTGTGAGGCCACCGAGTTGCCCTGGCACATTCTGAGCTGGCCGGAAGGCGATCTGCGCAGCATCACGCCGGCCGGCAACACGCCGCTGCTCAATCGGCCTTTTGTGCACGGAGCGTGGGACTGCTGGCAGGTTTGCGCGGACTGGTACAAGCGCGAACTGGGGCTGGAGTTCGAGGCCTTCAAACGTGAGGACGGCTGGTGGGAAAGCGCGGACGCGGTCAGCCTGTACGAGGCGAATTACGAGTCGGCCGGCTTTTTCCGTGTTGACCATCCGCAGCGCGGCGACATGATCGTCATGGCTGTCGGCCGGACGGTTCACCCGAATCATGCGGGGATCTATCTCGGCACCGATCCGGCATTGCCAGGCGAAGAGTCAGAAGTGTTCGGCCCGGGGCCCTTCCTGCTGCACCATCTATGCGGACGACCGAGCGAGATCATTGTTTTCGGTGGACCATGGCTGGCGCGTACACGGTTGGTGCTGCGTCATCGTTATGCTAATTGATCGTTATCCATGGCGAGAGGCTGACGTTATGAGCGGCGACGAGGGATAGCTTTAAAGAAAAACGTGACTCCGTTCTGGGCAGGGGTGCCACTCATCTGAAGGTCGGTAAAGCTCCCTGACACTGAATGCTGACCTACGAGGTAAGATGGGGCGCAAATGACATTGCCAAAAATGCTCCAGCCAGTGACTGCTGCGTCGGGAACGTGGACCTCGCGGCTTGGGGGCTGAATAGTTGCAGGATGGGGCAATGTGCTGAAGAAATGGGTTTCGGCACGCAGGGGGCGTTGATATTGTGGTTGCCACAAAGTAGTCGCATGCACATTTGGACCTACTGATTGCTCAATGCTTGCAGCAAATTTTACAGTGGCGACCATCGCGTCTCTAACGGTTGTGACATACGCCTCATACTCGGCTTCCGACTGCGGAGGGGTGACCCCTTCATGGATTTCATTCCAACACGCCTTGACGTACGCCCATGTTTCTTTCCTGGCGCCTGAGCCGACCATGCCGATCCCGCAGTTCCCTTTGATGCCTGGCTTTCGCTTGATTCCGATAACCTTAACTAATTTGGTTGAGCCGCGAGGTCTCGTTAGCTCTACAAGGAGCTTGTTTTTTCGCGGCTGATTAGGCTTCCAACCTGAAATGACAATTGTAACTCCGCATTCTTTAGTCTCTGACTCATGCAGCTTCGAGAGCTTCTCGCGTAATCGCTTCACCACACCATCGGAGGAAAGCCAATGTGCCGGATCCAGAGAGCCATGTTGAATGGACCAAGGATCTGGGCCGTCAGCATGCATTTTTTTCAGACTAGGATGCAGTTGCATCGCTATCCACTCATCAGTAGGTTTGCCGTCGATAAAAGCTTTCCCGCAGTAACTGATAGCAAGCAGGCCGTTGGAAGCCTCATAAATGAGGCTTTTGTTCGAATTCGCATCAAATTCTTCCGTCTTCCCTGCAATCGCCCTGGTCAGGAGACGATCACCAACCTGAATTATGAAAAGCGGAGAGGCAACGGTGATGATTAGAGTCATACATCCTCATTTTGGTGCTTACTAATTCTACTTGCGTGATTTTACTGCTTGGCCATATGTCCTTGATCAAGGATCTAGCTTTATTCCCACCATTTCAATCGAGTAAGGCGGAAAGTGCAGAATAGATATGGGAAGAGGCTTTTGTGCTGGCGTTTTTCCTGCCCCTCGTTGGTGATAAAGTCCCGCCAAATCTCAACGAGGGAACGACATGAAATTGATCGTAGGAGCGTTGGCGGTGGCGTTGCTGGCGGGGTGTTCGACTTCAGGTCTTGAGCAGGATGCACCGGTGTTTTCGAGCCAGTCAAAAAAATCACCTCAGCAGTTTGCTCGCTGCCTTGCGCCAAAATGGCAAGAATTCAATCCATCAACCAGTTCCATCGAGACAGAGTCAGGATACAAAATCGCTGCGTCAGCGACGTATTCAGGCGTTGTTGCGTTGGCGGTTGTTGAGCAGGCGAATACTGGTTCTTCGGTCCGAGTTTTTCTCCCGATGGATTGGGCGGGGACAAGTGGCTGGAAAGACGCGGCAAAAACATGCATTTGAAGTAAAGAAAAGCCAAGCCGCCTCCGGGCGGTTTTTTATTACCTGGAGAAAGATATGTCGACGTCCGCTATTGGGTATCAGCCTCTTACGACGATCAAGCTTTACGGAGCACTGCGACAGTTCGGTAGAGAGTTCAAACTTTCCGTGCGGTCGCCCGCCGAGGCGGTCAAAGCACTCTGCGTTCAAATACCGGGGTTCGAGCGATTCATCTCTAACGCAAAATCCAAGGGGATAGAGTTCGCGATTTTTCGAGGGTCGAAGAATATTGAGGAAAAGGAACTGGGTTACAGCGGCCTGGGAGATATTCGAATCGCGCCAGTTATTACAGGTAGCAAGCGGGCGGGCGTGTTGTCGACGATTGTTGGGGCGGTAATGATTGTTGCAGGTATCGCGGTCACGGGGATGTCATTCGGTTCGGCAGCCCCCCTTGGCGCGGCATTGATTTCGGGAGGTATTGCATTTGTTGCTGGTGGCGTAATCCAGCTTCTCAGTCCACAGGCCAAAGGCTTGAAAACCAGCGCTGCCCCCGAGAACACCCCCGGATATGCCTTCGGCAGCGCCAAGAACACCACCGCATCCGGCAACCCGGTCCCGCTCTGTTACGGGAAGCGTCGCGTAGGCGGAGCGATCATCAGCGCCGCGATTTACGCCGAAGACCAGATGTAGCCATACGATCGAATACCACAGCCGCCCATGAGGCGGTTTTTTATTGCCTGGAGAAAAGCATGGGCGCAGCACAGCAGCTTGATATTTACGGTGCCAAGGGCGGATCGGATAAACCGAAGACCCCGACCGAGGCGCCGGACAGTCTGCGTTCGGTGGCCATGGCCAAAATACTGATCGCCATGGGCGAAGGTGAGTTTGCCGGCAATCCGACTGCCCAGGACATCTACCTCGACAACACGCCGCTGCAAGATCCCCTGGGCAATATGAACTTCCCGAACGTGAAGTGGGAGTACCGCAACGGTTCTATTGAGCAAGGCTACATTCAAGGCATTCCATCGGTAGAAAATGAAACCACCGTGGGTATCGAGCTGCGCAGCGGTACGCCGTGGGTGCGCGCGATCAGTAATACCGATCTGTCGGCCGTGCGCCTGCGCTTCGCCTGGCCTGCACTGCAATCGGTAGATGCCAGCGGAAACGTGAATGGCTATCGGATCGAGTACAAGGTCGAGTTGGCCACTGATGGCGGCGCCTATCAGCAGGTGCTGAGTGAGGCCGTGGACGGCAAAACCACCAGCACCTACGAGCGTACTCGGCGTATTGATCTGCCGGTGGCGACCAGCGGGTGGTTGATCCGCGTCACTCGTATCACGGCTAATCAGAACAACAACAAAATCGCCGACACCATGCAGATCGCTGGTTTCACCGAAGTCATCGACGCAAAGCTGCGTTACCCGAACACTGCGCTGCTCTACATCGAATTTTCCGCCGAGCAGTTCCGCAGCATTCCGACGGTGACTGTCGATACGAAGCTGAAGGAAATGCCGGTGCCGAGCAATTACGACCCGGGCAGTCGGTCCTACACTGGCATTTGGGACGGAACCTTCAAGCAGGCGTGGACAGACAACCCTGCGTGGATGACCTACGACATCACCGTCAGCGACCGCTTCGGCCTCGGCCGCCGGATCAAACCGTGGCAGGTCGACAAATGGGAGCTGTACCGGATTGCCCAGTATTGCGATCAGTTGGTGCCGGACGGAAAGGGCGGACAGGAACCGCGCTTCATATGCAACCTCAATCTGCAGGGCAAGGCTGACGCCTGGTCGCTGCTGCGCGATATCTCGGCGATTTACCGCGGCATGACCTACTGGGCGCAGGGCCAGCTGTTCAGCTTGTCCGACATGCCTCGGGCTACTGACTTCGACTTCGCATACACCCGGGCGAACGTCATCGATGGCAAGTTCACCTACTCGAGCGCGTCGGAGCGCACCCGGTATAGTCGAGCCCTGATCAGCTACGACAACCCGGCGAACAACTACGACACCGACGTCACCTCGGTGACCGATCCGAAGCTGCAACGGCGTTACGGCGACAACCCACTGGAGATCAGCGCAATCGGTTGCACCCGCGAGTCGGAGGCGCAACGCCGCGGCAAGTGGGCGCTGCTGACCAACTCCAAAGATCGCGGGATCTCATTCAAGGTTGGGCTGGATGGCCGCATCCCGTTGCCTGGGTACGTCATCCCGGTGGCCGACGAGCTATTGGCGGGCCGCGCAATCGGCGGGCGAATCTCCGCAGTTGCTGGTCGCACCATCACCCTGGACCGCGACACTCAAGCCAAAGCCGGCGACCGACTAATCCTGAACCTGCCCAATGGCAAGTGCGAAGGGCGCACCGTGCAGTCCGTGGCAGGGCGCGCGGTGACCGTTACTGTCGCGTATTCGGCGGTGCCGGAGCGCGAGTTGGTCTGGGCGCTCGACGCGGATGACCTGGCTGTGCCGCTGTACCGGGTGACCGCTGTGTCGCGGCCGGAACCGGGTGTATTCGAAATCTCGGCCGTTCAGTACGACCCGAGCAAGTTCGCCTTCATTGACACTGGTGCCCGCCTGGAAGAGCGGCCAATCAGCGTGATTCCGATCACCGTCGTTCCCGCACCGGCCAGCGTCACCCTGTTGGCAAGTTCAGTCGTATCCCAAGGCATTGCTGTCGCCACCATGACGATCACCTGGCCAGCGGTGAACGGTGCGGTCGGCTATGACGTGGAGTGGCGCAAGGACAGCGGCAACTGGATCAAGCTGCCGCGCACCGGTGCAACCGGTGTAGATGTGGTGGGTATCTACGCTGGCGCCTATGTGGCCCGCGTTCGTGCCGTGAGCGCCTTCGACATCTCGTCGATTTGGCGCAACTCGATCCTGACCAACCTCAAGGGCAAGCAGGGCCTGCCGCCGGCTGTGTCATCCCTGACGGCCACCTCGCTGCTGTTTGGCATTGGTCTCAAGTGGGGTTTTCCAGCGGGCGCCGAGGACACCCAGCGCACGGAGATCTGGTATGGCCCAACAAACAATCTCGGTGCTGCGACCAAGCTGGCCGACTTGGCCTATCCCCAGGCGGACTACCGGATGCAGAGCCTTCTGGCCGGCGCAAGGTTTTTCTTCTGGGCGCGACTGGTCGACCGGACTGGCAACATCGGCCCGTTCTATCCAGTTGTAAACGGTGTAATGGGACAGGCAAGTGCAGATGCAGGGCCGATTCTCAATCAGATCGCGGGTCAGATCACTGAAACAGAGCTGGGCGGTGGCTTGCTTGGCCGCATCGAGCTGATTGATGGCCCGCCCACCTTGCCGGGTTCGGTGAGCAGCCGCCTGAAAGAAATTGACGATCAGGTGGCCGCCACCACTGAGCAGCTTCAAGAGCAGATGAGCGATAGCCAATCGCTTCTGCAGGGACAGATCAGCGATAGCAAGTTGTTGCTACAGCAACAGATGAGCGATAGCCAATCGCTTGTGCAGGGACAGATCAGCGATAGCAAGTTGTTGCTACAGCAACAGATCAGCGATAGCCAATCGTTGCTGCAGGAACAGATCGGCGAAAGCCAAGCAGTGCTGCAGGAACAGATTGATCAGGTCAGCACCGTTGCCAAGTCTGGCGAGTACCAGAAGGACAAAGCTTACGCTGCAGGCGCCTCGACGCGCCTGAATGGTCTGCTGTATCAAGCCAAAGTGGCGGTGCCGGCGGATCTGACCGGCGCGAAGGCGCCGCCCAATACCACCTATTGGCTGGACGTTGGCCAGGTGGTCACCGATTCAAATGGTCTGGCCGCGCGCGTCAGCACGGCAGAAACCAAAATCACCAGCATCGAGGGGGTTAATACCAGTCAGGGCGCGACGATCACCGGGCTGAGCAACAGCCTGACCACCACCAACACCAACGTGACCGCGGCGCAAACCGCGGCGAACGCGGCGAACACTCTGGCCGGCGGTAAGGGCAAGGTGCTGGTGCAGACGGCGGCGCCGGCGGCGGCCGATCAGCAGGTGCAGAACCTGTGGATCGACATCACCGGCGGGGCGAACACGCCGAAGCGCTGGACCGGCTCGGCGTGGGCGGCCGTCACCGACAAGGTGGCGACCGATGCGGCGGCCGCGGCAGCCAACGCCTTGACGGTGGCCAACACCAAGGCCGACGCCTCGGCGGTCAACAGCCTGACCACCCGCGTCACGACGGCGGAAGGGACGATCAGCAGCCAGGGCACCTCGATCACCGGGCTGAGCAACAGCCTGGACACCACCAACACCAACGTGACCGCGGCGCAAACCGCGGCGAATGCGGCGAACACCTTGGCCGGCGGCAAGGGCAAGGTGCTGGTGCAGACGACGGCGCCGGCGGCG